AACGGCAGGACCAAATTCTAAAAGATCTTTCCTTGGCACTCCCCTGGACGCAATTTTCATTGCGACTAAGGCACCTCAGTTATTGAGGCGTTTTCAAGAGTTATCGGAGTATTTTGTGAATGATATACATAGCCTTCTCGTTAAAGAGATCGCATTTGTATCTTCATTTACAAGTCTCGAAGACATTGAAAAGATTCGAAAGAAGGAACTTAAAATTGGTAAACTTTCTAAAAAGTTTGAACCTGCGGGTAAAGTGCGGGTATTTGCTATAGTAGATAATTGAACTCAATCATGTTTGAAACCCATACATGACCACATCTTTTCCATTCTTCGCTTGATCCCACAAGATGGGACATTCGATCAAGGCGCTCCTATCCGAAGATTGCGTAAGATTTTAAGAGATAAGGCGGATAAAACCGTTTATTCTTATGATCTATCTGCAGCAACGGATCGAGTACCTATCGAACTGCAAAAGCAAGTCTTATCTTTAATATATAATAAGACTGTAGCTGATGCTTGAGGCGAGATTTTGGTAGATCGTGATTATGTATTGGAGGGTAACAAATATAGATATGGTGTAGGGCAGCCGATGGGAGCTTTGTCTTCTTGAGGTGTGTTCGCTTTAACTCATCATGTTCTCTTGCAGTTCGCGGCGAGACGCTCTGGCCACAATCAGTGGTTCAGTGATTATGCGATATTAGGAGACGACATTTGTATTGCAGATAAATCTGTTGCAGATTCGTACTTCTTAATTATGACTACCCTTTTGGGGGTGGAAATTAATTTGTCCAAATCATTAGTGTCGACCTGTGGAGTAATGGAGTTTGCCAAACGACTCGTTTCCCCGGAATTTGAGTATAGTCCTTTAGGAGCTAAGAACATTGTTCTATGCCTTAAAGATCGTATTCATCTTCCTTCGCTATTTCTAGACGCAGTCGTTAAAGGTGAGCTTATTACCAAAGAAATTGCAGAGAAACTGCTTGAGAAGCTAACACCCGACCTTATTCGTTTAAACGATAAGGAAAAGGTGTATATGCTTTGATCTATGTTACGACCCTTTGGCTTTATTAAGAATGGATACGCCTTTACATCTTCAAAAATGGAAAGGTCTTTGTCCCTCTTAAGTATGAGCCAGGTTATAACAGCAGTTGAGGACGAATTATACGAACAGTGAATTACCGACTTTGACTCCTGCATTGATAAATCAATGCGGGAATTGAGTGCTTTATCTGCAGCTAACGTTCAAGTTGGCGAGGTGATGATTCCAATCAGATCCTTGCCCAGCTATTCTTCTTACTTTAAGGAGGCTGTCTTCTCTGTGTGTGATCTCTTGGATCAGCGACCTATCGAACGTCCGTTTGATTACAGACGGAGCTGAAAAGCTCTAGATATGGCCGCCTATATCCGAGATCTACTAGAGAGGATACCAGTTTTAGTTCCAACTGAGAATTGATTGATGTTAACGAAAACAAAGAAACCTTTGTTACGAAATGTCAATGCAAGATTCTTCAAGAAGGTCGTTTTGAGGGTGAAAGAGGCAGAGAAGAATGCGCAGTACTACTTTTAGTAGTACTGGGTCTGGGATGAAGTGGAGTCAAAACTCGACTTGGCGCGAGCGCTTCACGGCACGTCAAGGGTCATTGGTCAGTAATGATTGATGAGGG